GTTCCATTTCTTTTTCGATCTTATCAACCTTCGAACATCTTGCCCTCATAAACTCCGACCATGGCATCATATCTTCTATGCCATCGGGCTCATTTTGGTAGTCCGGCATATATAGCAGTACCAGGTACAGATATTGGTAGATGTTAAGGCCATTTTCTCTGGCGGTTTCCACCAGGCTGTATATAATGGCACTGGCTTCAGCGCCATCCACTGTATCATGAAAAAGGAAGTTCTTCCTTCCCATGACATAGCATTTCGCTCTACGCTCGGCGGCGGAATTGGAGAGTTCCAGACGCCCGTCTTTGAAAAAATTCTCCAGGCTTTCCCTTTGGTTCTTCGCATAGGTAACTGCAGTGGCAAGCTTGCTTCCTTTTACCGGATTCAGGGTATCGATCCACTGGTACAGGGCATCCACAATGGGCTTTTCGTGTTCCAGGCGCAGCCTGTATTTTTCCGACGTGCTTTTTCCTTTGTAAATACGTTCCAGAAGGAACAGTTTATCACAATACGCCACGCCGACTTCCGCCGGAATCACCGGGCTTCCTTCTGCTTTCTTTGCAGGGATTGCATCGAAAAACTTACGCCTCAGGTGTGCGTAACACCCGACCCGCCATATGTCTTCCGGTGTATTATATCCGCTGTATCCATCGCAATGGACATAACCATGGAACCCTTTCAGGAATTCCCTGGCGTATTCTCCTTTCCGCCCCGGCTTGTAATCGTACAGCACAATCCCCGGTTCCCCGTCATCCCCTGTCAGGTAGATCCACATGTAGGATTTTGACTGTGCCGGCCTGCCCGGTTCCTTCAGCACCTGGCAGGGTACTTCATCCGCATGCAGGATATCCCTCCGGACCAGGTATTCATGCAGCCTTTCATACACCGGCTTCAGGTAGTGCTGAGAACAGTAGATGATCCAGTTCGCCATGGTGGCCCGGTATAGTCTTATCCCTTTCTCCCTCCAATCCTGCTCTAACCGGTAGAACGGGATGTACATCGCGTACTTCTGATACATGATCCATGCCACCGTGCTCGGGGATGCCAGGCTGTGCTTCAGCAGCGGGGTCGGTGTTTCTGCAGCTTCCGTGACAAGCTCTTCATCTTCATCCTTACACTTCGGGCACGCATACACTTCCTGGTAATACCGGATCCTTTTTACCTTTGCCGGTATGATCTGCAGTTCCTCCCTGACAAAACGTTTGCCGACGTATTCCATCTCTGCGCCGCACAGGGGGCATTTCTTATCTTCTTCTGCCATGCTGCAAAGGACTTCCTGTACCGGGATATCCCCATAAATACCATCGCGGGACTGTTTTCCTTTCCTTTTCCTGGTGTATCCTTCAATGACTTCCTCTTCCGTTGGCTCCGGGACGGAAGGGTCCGCTTCGGCTTCTGCCTCATTGAAAAAGTCAAACTTCATCTGATCCGGGTCTTCCTGCTTTTCCCTGGAACGCCCGAACAGCTTCCGCTTCAGGTATTCCACGGTCTCATTCAGGTTGACCGTCGTCTGCTGCAGCTCCTGGATCTGTGCAAGGAATCCTGCCTTTTCTTCCTTCAGGCTTTCATTTTCCTTTTTCAGATATTCTATTGTATCTTTCAGCAGCTCAATCAGTTCTGTCTCGCTGGCATTGTGCATGTCCGGATGTCCTTTCTTTTCTGCTGGCAAGTATACCAGATCCCGGTAAGAAAGGCGAATCCGCACCTGAAAGGCATTCGTCATTTTGACGGTGGATAACCCTTTGCTTCTCTCCCTTTTTTCATGGTTCCAGGCTGCTTTATTCCCGTTTTTCCGTTTGCCTGCATCCCTCCTGTTTCTGCTATCCTCATACGCACTCGGCCGCTTCCGTTTTTTCCTTCCGCCCTGTGGATAATGCCGGTTCCGGCAGGATGTTTCCCTGTTATCCACAATTTAAAATTCTCTGTTTTTACCAATGGATTTCCCCGCTTTGATTGCCTTCGGCTGGTCTATCGCCAGCCCTTCCATCAGCCACCGGAACTCCTGTCTGCTCAATGGCCGAACATCAGCTGTGGATCTTGGCCACTGGTACCGGCCGCCGGCATCTAACCGCTTATAGTAAAGCACAAACCCATCCTTATCAAAATGTAATGCCTTCAACCTATCACAACGCCTTCCGCAGAACAGGAACAGGGCATTGCTGTAGGGATCCAGCTGGTAGGTATCCCGGATGATCCCCATCAGGCCATCTATGCTTTTACGCATATCGGTGTAACCAGTGACCAGGTAGATTTTTGCCACACCGGACAGTTCCCCTAACATAACTGCACCACCATCTGCAGAAGGCTGCTGATCATCTCCCGGTCTGCTCCATTATATAAATCGATTGCGATTCCTCCTGTATGGATCCTTGCTGCCACGGAATCTTTTCCGTCCACACAGACTGGCTTTTCTTCCATAATAGTAAGAGGTATTACTTCATGTGACTCCGGGACGGCTGGTTTCACCGGAACAGGAACGGATTTCCCAACCTGTACATTACGGAACTTCTTCAGATGCCGGTAATAAGTTGCCGGGCAGATCCCGTTCTCTTTTAACCACCGCTCATCAGACAGTCCGCTGGATTTACACTGGCGGATGATATCTGCCCATTCACCTTCACTTCTTTGTATTCTTTCCACGCTTCTTTATACCTCCTGCAGTTTGATAGTACCTGAGAGAATTTTACTCTCGATAGCGGTATTATCGCATATCGGAAAGAATTTTTGGAACGTGTGGTTATAGACCGCTTACGATATATACAGTACCGCAAGGGAAAGCACCACACAAACGGAGGAAAAGACCATGACAATCACAGAAACAATGAGAACCTGCAGACTGCAAAACCCCTCAACCCCGGAAGACCTTGAGGGCCGCTTCTCCGGCATGGACGGCAAGATGCTCACCTTTTCGGATAAGGTAGTCATTACAGGATACTACTGGAACGGCCCCGGAAAGCCCTGCTACTACGGCGCAGTATACGAATGGCTGGGTGAAGACCACAGCTGCGAAGGAGCAGTCGGACTGCGGGAAGTCAGCGATGTAGAGTTCGAGCATGACGGCGACGCGGTGGTCTGGGGAATCGGGCGGTAAAGAGGAAATACACCACAGGTTAATACCTATGCAGAAAGACCTTCGGTAGCGAAAAAGGGCAACTCCGAAGGCCTTTTTGTTATCACGGGGAGAATGGTTTACTGCTTCAGCCATTCCTCGTAATCGTACATATCCAGTTCACCGGCCTGTGCCTGATCACGTTTTTCCTGTGCCCTCACCTTCCAGGACTCAAACTCGTCATTACTCATCTGTCCGCGGTTTACCCGCGCATAGTGTGTTTTGTAAGCTTTGCGGTATAACCCGGCAGCGGAATTGTCGCCTGTCATCTTTCTGCCGTACACACGGATGCGCCCGATTTCCGTGCAGAGCTTGGAAGAGCCCGGGGCGAGGCGTGAACAGTACTCCTGGTTGGATTTTTCCACGATGAAGTACTTCCCGCAGTTCTTGCATCGCTTCATACGTATATCGGCGTGAACCATCTGGAAGACCTCAAACTCCAGCAGGTTGGCAAAGCCGGAGAGTGTGTAAGTGATCGTATCGCAGTCATCGCTGGCATCGGACGTGGCGTCAATGACTTCCTGCAGGGAAGCAGGGATAGCCCCCTCCGGTTTCTTCCTAAGCTGATCCAACTCTCTGTACAACTGTGCGAAGTGATCCTCGTCACTGCTATCCGGATTGCTGAATTCCCATTGCGCGATCCCTTTCCTCATGCGTGGGGATGGGGCGGTAGCGAAGTCGGTTGTCAGGCTAAGCTCCGGGTTGTAGATGCCTTTGAATGCAACGTGAGCATAGAGCATGGAGCGGCGCCTGGCGCTTAAGCCTGCCAGCACAGGGTTTGTGTTATCGATGGTCAGGAATACCCATTCAGCGATATCAGACTGCAGGTTATACAGATGGTCGAGGATGTGTTCCTCACCGGCATCGAGACTATAATCGAAGATATTGTCAGGGTCAGCATAGATGCTGTAATCCGTGACGGCCACCTTCAGAAACAGATCCTTCTGCTCCTGATCATCTATTTTGGCAAACTTCCTTTTAATATACCCGGCGAAGATGCGGTTCAGAAGCCAGGCTGCATTTTCGCGGCAGAAATGAAAATAGGGATGCATCTGCTGCAGCTCCGTGATAGCCGATATCAGGAGCTGTTTTTTTGCGTCCTTTCCAGTATCCAGACAGGTCAGGTATTCCGCAAGCGGCTGCTCTGCCTTGGAAAGGTCGTAATCGATAAACTGCATCAGGAACTCGTGGTTCTCAGGGATCAGCTGCTCCATACGGACGTTCACAGGGGAGATATCACCAAGACGGGCATCTTCCTCCAGACCAATCTGTAAATATTGAATTGCCATATCAGCACCTCCTGTAGACATAGTAGACATACATATAATATCAAATAGAAGCGGCGCTGTCAAGAGGCAGACTTTAACTGTTCGAGAAAAAGAGACAGGAGAATCTTAAAAATTCGGTCGTTGAAGTGCGCATATGATGAACGAATTAGGATTTGATGATAGATATGGCCAAAATGCAGACATTCAATAATAGTGTATCGCGTATTGACACACCCTCCACTACACGATATAATAGACACACATATATATAATTAAATGTCAATCCACACGACAGGAATGGAGGACGCAGGGTGGGGAGAAAGAAATTCAAGGGTCAGGAAATACAGCACGACGGAGCAACGGAGCACATTGTCTATGCCAAAAGGCTCTGGGGAAAGAAGCGGAATGATGATTATACAGAATACCGCTCCTCGTTTGCCATGAATAACGGCGAGTATGCATACCGGGATTGGGATGAGGATAACCAGAGGGAATTCTTCCATGTGATCAAAATCCACGATCCGGATGTATTTCAGCTCCTGGACGAATCAGACCATGATGAAGAGAAGGATGACCGTCATTCTCATGAAGCGTTGGATTATGCTCAGCTGCGGTATGAGGCGATGGCGGAGGCACAGGAAGAAGAGCCATCGGCATCACCTGTGGAGAGGGCGGAGTATCAGATGTGGCTCTATCCTGTGAGTACGGAGCAGTCAAGGCCGTTCCCGATGGACCCAGCCCATGCAATCATCCAGTGCCTGGTAGAGCAGCTGCCGCCTGCGGAGCGGGAGACCTATGACCTGCTCTTTGGCAGCGGTCTTTCTGAGGATCAGATCAAAGAATTCCTGCACTTGGACGATAATGCCTGGTGGAATCGGAAAAAACGCCTGGATAACGATGTCCGCAGCGTATTCAGGGGACTGGGCTATCAGGTGCCTTCCTATGAGGAAATCGAGCTGGAGCAGGAGCCGTACATCAGGCGGTCAGGCAGAAACCCGAAAAAGATACGGGAGAAGGTGGAGAAACAGAAGAGAGGCGCGTGACCGCGCAGGCAAGCGCAAACCACTCTAACCACCCGGGATGATCGCTGCGCGGAAAAAGTGAACTATTTCGCCTGTAGACAGAAGCAGGCTGTAAAACAACCCTGGGTACCGATCTCAGGAGACGAACATTCGGCTGTTGTGCCGGAGAGAGGAGCAGACTATGAAGAAGCTTGAAATCGGAGAAAAGGCCATGCACTGTAACGCGGAGGCTATCCGTAACTATCCGGAGGTGCTCCGTGCCCTTCCCTTCTGTACCTGGAAGCTGGAGAAGGATTCCCATGGAAGGTTGACAAAGGTACCGTATAACCCCAGGACAGGATTCCATGCTTCCGTGGACAAACCTTATACCTTTGCAGACATGGAAATGGCGCTGAAGGCTGTAGAAAACTACAGCGGTGTCGGGATCAATATTTCCGGGAGGGTCGGATGCATTGATGTTGACGGCTGTGTCAGGGAAGACGGATCGCTGACGGATACCGCGCTGGCTGTAATGGCGCTGTTTCCGGACGCCTGGGTGGAGTATTCTCCGTCGGGTACCGGACTGCACGTTTATTTCCTGATCCCGGAAGGATATGTGTACGATAAGGAAGAATACTACATCAACTGCAACAAGTATGGCCTTGAGATGTATATCGCCGGGGAGACCAGCCATTTCCTGACCATAACCGGGAACGTGTTCCGGACGGGCGGCATGACGGTCACAGGGGAGAATCTGGATTCCTTCAAGAACACCTATATGAAGCGGCCTGCGCTGGAAAGGGCGGAGATCCAGGTTCCGGAAGGCGGTTCGATCCTCTCTGACGAGGAAGTGATGGTGAAGTGCTACCGCTCCCAGGGCGGCGGGACATTTGCCAGATATTATGACGGAGACTGGACGAAGCCGGGAGATCCCAACTGGTCACATTCACAGGCTGATCTTTCTGTGTGCCGCAGGCTGGCATTCTTCTGCCGCGGCAATATGGAACAGATGGACAGGCTGTTCCGGAACTCTGGGTTATATCGTGAGAAATGGGACGAGCGGCGCGGCGACGGCACTTATGGCGAACTCACCATGCGGAAAGCCATCGCGGGATGTACCGCGTTTTATGACCGGAAACCCAATGCGGCAGATGATTTTGCACCGGATGGTGATGAGAATGAACAGGATAGTGCTGACGAGAGGAACTTTGCTGATGATGCAAGTGATCCGTACATCGCTGATGATGCACATATGAGGGATGATGACAGCGCTGCCAGGATCGATGAATATCTCTTCCGCAAAACACTGTCTGTGGAGGATGTGATCGCCCCTGCTTTCCTGGAGCTTGCCTCCTGGGCGAATACGGAAGATGTGGCGCGGTATGTTGCCATCAGGAAGAAGATCCCAAGAGAGCTGGGCATCCGCCGGTTTGAGGCGGAACTGCGGAAATACACGTTGGGGAAGATGGCCGAAGAGATGCCGCCCGCCAGCGTATTGCGGCTCAGTGGCTGCCAGACCCGCGGCATGATCGTCCCGCAGAACTGGATCGTCGATGACCAGGGGATCAGGCATATGGAGACGGCCTTCGGGGAATTACAGCCTGTAACGGTCTGCCGTGATCCGCTCTTTGTCAGCGCCAAGGTTATCAACGTGGATGACAATACGGAGAAGCTGGGGATCACCTACAGGCGCAACGGTGCATACAAGACCCTGATCGCCTCCCGCGCAGATCTGCTCAATAAGAATACCATCATCAAATATGCGGACTTCGGCCTGCCTGTTTCCTCCGGTACCGCCGGGACCATCACAAAGTATATCGCGGAGATGGAGGCGGCCAATGACCACGCTATCCCCATCAAACGCTGTGTCAACCGGGCAGGCTGGGTCGGGAATGAGTTCTATCCGTACCGTATCAAGGATACCGTGCAGTATTATGATGACCAGACCGGAACCACGAACATCGTAGAAGCCCTGCATACCCATGGGTCAGAAGAACGATGGCTGGAGCTGGCAAAAGTGGTGAGGGAGTATCCGTATGCGCGTCTTATGATGGCGGCGGCATTTGCGTCCCCGCTGATCGTGAAGCTGTCCCACAGAAATATCTATGCGCATTTCTGGTATGAGTCAAGGGGCGGCAAGACGGCTGTGGCAAAGTTCTGCCTGAGCATTTACGGCAATCCCGACAACCTGATCGGCACCTATAACGCGACGCTCTTCGGCATGGAGCAGAGGGCGGCAACCATGAAGCACCTTCCCCTGGTACTGGATGAGCTGCAGTCACTGAAGGAGAAATATCTGTCTGTCAATGATATCGTCTACAACCTGGGCAATGGCATCGGAAAGACCCGGGGGAAGATAGGCAGCGGCATCCGCAAAATGGACGGATGGAGCAACTGTATCATCTCTACAGGTGAGCAGCCGATGCGGGCTGACAGTTCCATGGACGGGATCAACTCCAGGCTGATGGAGATCAATGCCTGTCCGCTGATGAACGGGGAAGGCGTAATTGACCAGGAATTAGGTGTCCGGCTTCATACGGAGGCAAGGCTGAACTATGGCTTTGCAGGGAAACGATATGTTGTTTTCCTGATTGATGAGATCATCCGGGACAGCACAGCGGAGGATGGGACGATCCAACGCCTGGACGCAGACTTCCAGATGATGCTGGAGAAGCTTGCCGGGGCGACGACACAGGAGTGCCGCTCCAATCCGCACTTTACCAACATGGCCGTGCTGGCGCTCGGTGATTACTATTCCTCCATTGCCTTATTCGGACTGTCAGCAGAGAAGGCTGCGGAGGAGGCGGTCACGATGGCGGTTATGGCAATGGAGAAGATCGAGGCGGACAAGCCTCTGGATTCGATTGAAGCCGCATGGCAGTTCACCACAAACTGGGTGGCATCCAACAGCGCACATTTCCTCGGCGCACCGACGCAGAACGTTAGCCTGTACGCTCCGAGGGAGGTTTCCCCAATCTATGGTGTCATTGAGGAGGGAAAGGTCTATGCCATTGTCGATGAGCTGAACAAAGCGCTGGATGCTGCAGGGTTCTCCCATGTGAAAAGCATCAAAGGATTCCGCAGGGCCGGGTACATCGATACCTTTACCGATTCCGAGGGGAAGCAGCGGTCACAGACCCTCAAGAGCATCAAGAAGGTCTCTGGCAGGGTGTATGCGCTGAACGTGAAGATCGCGGGAGAGGAACAGGGAGATAACGACCTCCCCCCCTTCAGTGATCCGGAAGCTCTTCCTTTGGATGACCGGCACAGTGCATGAGGATGAAAGGGGCGGGGCGGAAAAGCAGAAGTGCGGCCCGGCCCTGATCTGACGGACACAGGGGTGGAGGCTTGTCCTAACCACTATAACCACTTTTCAGCCAGGGGAACGCCTATATATATGATATATATTTTTGGGATGAGAGGAAAAATAAAACGATCACATACGTATATATATTTTAGTGGTTATAGTGGTTAAGTGGTTATATATAGTCTGAAAACCCAGTAAAATCAAGGGCTTCAGGACTGTGAATGTTCAAACCACTCCAAAACCAAAGTGGTTAAAGTGGTTAGGATTCGGGGGCTTAGACCCGTGTGAAGGCGGAACCGGCGCTCTGTAGCAGGGGTACCCCGTAGACAAATCGTAGTAGTATGACTATGCCTCGAAGTAGACATTCAAACAGCACAAGAAATGTGAAGTATTATGCCTATATATAGAGGGAGGAAAGATAATGGACAGAAGAGCTCTGAAAACGAGCCATATGATGTACAAGCCTCTGCCGGATGGCAGTCCGCTTGATTATAACCGGATTCACGATGTCATTGACGAAGTTGTGGGGACAAAGAAAATCGCATATAAGGATGCGGAACGGTTCATGTACCAGTACAAGGATGCCATGCGGAATTACGCTTTCATCCGCGATCGGTATGACTACTTAGCCGCTCCAGAGGAGTACATGGAGACTGCGGTTCTCCGGAATCCGGAGAGAGCCCTAATGGTGAAGGAGGCCCATGGCGGAGAGCTTCCCGGTGTCAAATGGCTGCTGGACATCTCCGCGATGGAGTGCCTGCGGCTGCGTACTGCTGTCGGGCGGCTGATATGTATGCTGAAGGACGAGAAGCAGCGCCTGGTCATGACGGCGCATTATATCTGCATGGCTGACTGGAAGCATGTCTCCGCAGTATTCGGACACCAGGCCAGATGGGCAAAGGATATCCATGTGAAGGCCATGAAGGTCATTGATGGCCTGTTCCGTAGCGGCGACTGGTACGCCGCCGACCATGCTGCCGATCAGGAGATCGACATTCTTATCCGGGAATGGAAGATTGCCGAGCGCAGATGGATGCTGGCGCAGAAGGCAAGGCGGACAACCTGGGTGCCTCCGGGAAACAGGTACTGCGGGATGCACCAGAAGCAGGACAAGTCACCGGCCGACAGAAGGGCCGGGGAAGGAGAAGCATATGTATAACAGATTTTTTGACGCGCTGGACAAGGAAGGTATGGAGTTCACCGTCCGCCGCAACACCGGAAATATTGGCGGTGACTATATTGTTGAGACCGGGAACGACAGGGAGCATTTCACAGACCTTGATCCGGAGGAGCAGGAAAAATGCGTGGAGTGGCTGCGGTATAATCTGGTACCAGCCGGGAAGGTTCTCCACAATCACACCAGCTACGGCATGAAGCATATCCTGCAGGATCGTACCAATGTCTATATGACTAACAACACATTTAAGGAGTTGATGCTTCTGTGCGGCTTCTACCCATCCGAACCGGATACCCTGAACTGGACGTTCTATGTGAAGAAGACATCACCGATGTTTATGACACAGGCCGACGGAAGGCAGGGGCTGCCGATGCTGGGCGACCCGATGGATTACCATCAGGCCGAATGGGAGTACGAGCATGGCAGCTGGCAGTGCAGTGACTGCGGAGGGGAACCGGATGGGGACGGCTGCTGGACAGATGAGGACATACTCCGGGCTATGCGTATTGTCCGAACTGCGGTGTGAAGATGAAGATTCACTGATTTCCGTTTGAAAAAGAGTTTTGATTTCTGTTTGAAAAATCAATCCGTCGTTTGAAAACTGTTTGATTTCCTTTGATTTCTCCCCCGGGGTGGCCAAATATCCTGAAAACCCTTTAGCCACGCAGACCGCCGCCCCCTGCCGTGTGTGAAAATCCGGATTCAAACAGGGGAATAGGGCTGTGTTCAGGCTATCTCCCGGACCTGTAGATTTTGACGCGATGCCTTATAAACAGGGCATTTCGGGTATGTTTTGAGCATCTTCCCGGCTGCTCTGTTTTGTTTGAAAAATCACTCTGGAAATCAAACGAAATCAAAGAAATCAAACGCGTATCACAGTCTAAGGACGGCAAGCACTGCCCCAACTGTGATTATGAGAGTGCCGCCTATCTCGACGGCAGGAAGGAGGCTGTTATGGCCGCGAAAGATGGAACAAACCGTGGCGGAGCCAGACCCGGCGCGGGGAGAAAACCGAAGCCCCTGGCTGAAAAACTTCAGGACGGGCAGAACGCCGTTGCCCTGCTGATGCCGGAGGACGATCCCTTTGATGGCGCAGAGATCGAAGATATCAAGAAATTCCTGTCTGAAGATCAGCGTACCGGTGATCTCTATGGCAAAGAGATCTTTGAGCAGATGGTCGATTGGCTGCGCAAGCGTGGCTGTGCGCATCTGGTATCACCACATCTCCTGGAGCAGTATGCGATGGCAATGGCTCGATGGATTCAGCTTGAAAGAGTGAACAGCGAATTCGGCTTTGTCAGTAAACATCCGACAACCGGAGCGCCGATCACAAGTCCAATCGTGACGATGGCACAAGGCTATCTGAAACAGGCGAATGTGCTTTTCCAGCAGATATTCGCAATCGTATCCGAGAACTGCCGGGAGCCGGTCACAGGAAATCCCCAGGACGATATCATGGAGAAACTGTTGGGGATGTGATCATCGCAATTCCCCCTATAATCCGATGCTTGTGATGCAGCTAATGTATGTTATCTGAGGTTGTAGCAAATAAATGCTATAGCCTGGAACAAGTGCCAGAAAAGTAACCCAAGATTTCAGGTTTAGAACCAGCAAAATTTTGCTGAACCTCAAAAAAGGAGCGTGATCCGCTATGGAGAAATATGTGTATAAGCCGACGCGGTTTATGCTGCCGACGTCGCATTATGACAAGGAGAAAGCTGACCGGGCTGTGGCGTTTATCGAAAGCCTGCGGCATACGAAGGGTTCGTACTACAATCAGCCGTTTATGTTGTTGCCGTGGCAAGAGACCATAACCCGGGATCTGTTCGGTGTGGTCAAGGGAGATGGAACACGGCAGTTCAAGCAATGTATCACTTTTCTCGGGAAAAAGAACGGGAAGCAATTAGCCCTTGATACTCCGATCCCGACCCCATCCGGCTTCACATCCATGGGCGATCTGAAGGTCGGAGATATCGTCTTCGATGAAAAAGGACAGCCCTGTCATGTGATTGCCAAGAGCCAAGTTGATGACAAAGAGCAGGCATATAAGCTGACTTTCCGCGATGGTTCATCCATCGTCGCAGGTGAAAGACATCTCTGGGATGTCGATGATATTACCAAATATAACATCCCAAAAGAAACGTTGACTACAAAGGAAATCTATGAGAAGCAGTGCCGCATCGGGGACGGACGTTCAGCGATCCGTATTCCGCTTACAAAGCCATTACAGACAGAGGAGGCTGGCCTCCCCTGTGATCCTTATCTGTACGGCTATTGGCTGGGGAATGGCACAGCGCATGAAGCAAGAATCACTGTCAGGACATCTGATGTTGAGGATGTGAAATCCTTTATCCCCTATGAGCCGTACAATATCTTTCCACAGAAATGTGATGGCAGCTCGTGCCTTTATTATCGTGAACTGAAACCAATACTGGTAAAGAGCTTCAGGGATAAAGTGATCCGTCCTGAGTATCTGAGGGCTTCAGAGCCACAGCGGTGGGCGCTGCTTCAGGGTCTTATGGACTCAGACGGCCATATCAGCAAAGCCAAAGGACAGAGCACATACACCACAACGATCCGACCGTTGGCAGAATCCGTCCGGGAGCTGCTCTGGTCACTGGGTATCAAAAATGCAGTGAAGGCAGAGCCGTCCACACGGAACGGATGGCCGACAGGAGAAATCCTGTATGTGATCCGGTTTACCACATTTACCGACCAACCTACAGCAAGGCTGATCCGTAAGGCGGTCAGAAGCAGGGTGCGGACAAAGGATAGCAGATCGAACTACCACTATCTGAAATCCATAGAGCCGGTTGATCACCCGGTAAAGATGCAGTGTATCCAGGTGGACAGTCCGAGCCATCTGTATCTTGCGGGACCGTCAATGATTCCGACGCATAATAGTGAACTCGCCGCCGCGATTGCCCTGTATCTCCTCTGTGCCGATCACGAGCAAAGGGCTGAGATATACGGGGCTGCGGCTGATCGCCAGATGGCCGGGCTCGTGTATTCGGTTGCAGCCGATATGATCCGCCTGTCCCCGGCACTCATGAAGCGGTGCAAGATACTGGACAGCAGGAAGCGCATCATCTATCTGCCGACGAATTCTTTCTACCAGGTACTCAGCTCCGATGCAGACCGTGCCCACGGTGTATCTGCCCATGGAGTGATCGTGGATGAAATCCATGTCCAGAAGAACCCGGACCTCTACAATGTCCTGACCAAGGGTTCCGGTGATGCACGTAAGCAGCCGCTTCAGTTCATTATCAGCACAGCAGGTGACAACATCCATTCCATCGGCTATGAGCTGTTCCAGAAAGCACAGGATTTGCTACATGACCGCAAGACTGATCCTACGATCTATCCCGTTGTCTACGCCGTCGATCCCGATGATGACTGGACAAAACCTGAGACCTGGCGAAAAGCCAACCCATCCATGGGCGTGACATTCCCGGAGTCAGCAATCCGCGAAGCCTGTGAATCCGCTATGCAGAACCCGTCAGAAGAGAATGTGTTCAAGACGCTCCGTCTGAACATCTGGACGAAACAGGTCGTCAGATGGATGCCGATGGATCGGTGGGATAAATGTAAAGCTCCTGTGGATATCGATTTCCTCCGTGGCCGTCAATGTTATGCAGGATTGGATCTAAGTTCTACCCAGGACTTGACCGCACTGGTTCTGGTGTTCCCGCCATTAGCATCTGACGAGCCATACCAGATCCTTCCCTTCGCCTGGATCCCGGAGGAGACGATAGTGCAGCGGAGCCGGAAAGACCACGTCAACTATGATCTCTGGCAGAAGCAGGGATATATCTTTTCAACCGAAGGTTCCGTTGTCGATTATGAAGCCATCGAAGAAAAGATCCTTGAACTGCGCGAAATATTCGACATCCGTGAGATCGCATATGACCGCTGGAATTCCCAGATGCTGATACAGCATCTCAGTGATGAGGGTATGACGGTTATCCCCTTCGGACAGGGCATGGCTTCCATGTCGCCGCCGACAAAGGAACTGATGCGCCTGACGCTTGAAGGGAAGATCGCCCATGGCGGACATCCGGTGCTCCGGTGGTGCATGGACAATGCCGTCGTACAGACCGATGCCGCCGGGAATATCAAGCTGTCCAAAGCGAAAGCTACGGAAAAGATCGATCTGGCGGTGGCACTTGTGATGGCTCTCGATAGGGCAATCAGGAACGAGAACAGCAAGACCGAATCCGTGTATGAGCACAGGGGGATCCTGGTGCTGTGATCATCACTTTTGCTCCAGTTCTATAAGACTCTCTACTTTTCGCCCTCGATGGTGAAAAGTCAACCCCTCTGTAGGCGTCTGTACGCCTACAGTATAACACTGCTGTCAAGGTCATCCATGGCGGATTTATGCCGTCCATGGCGGGTTGTGATCATCCATATGCCCTTATGACAGCAAGATTTTCATGAAAGGAAAAAAGAAATGTCGCTTTTGCAATCATTTTTTAAACGAAAGGCCGAGGACAGAGCCGCCGGTTCCGGTTACCGCTTTTTCTTCGGCCAGAGCACAGCCGGGAAGGCAGTTAACGAACGCACGGCGATGCAGATGACCGCTGTGTATGCCTGTGTGAGGATTCTGGCGGAGTCCATTGCCAGCCTGCCTCTCCACCTCTACGAAAAGGGACCTAACGGAGACCGGATTAAAGCGGAAGACCATCCGCTCTATGCCTTGCTCCATGATGAGCCGAACCCGGAGATGACATCCTTCATTTTCCGGGAGGTCATGGTCACGCACCTATTACTGTGGGGCAACTGCTATGCCCAGATCCTGCGGAATGGCAGGGGAGAGGTGATCGGCCTGTATCCCCTCATGCCGAATAAGATGTCAGTGGAGAGAGACGAACGCGGTCAGTTGTTTTACCGCTATCAGCGTCTCAATGGGGAGCCGCCGACAATGGAGAGTACGGATGTGATCCTTCTGCCGGAGGATGTACTTCATATCCCGGGATTAGGCTATGACGGCCTGGTCGGGATGTCGCCCATCGCAGCCTGCCGTAATGCCGTCGGCATGGGCCTCGCCGCTGATGAGTATGGTTCACGGTTTTTGTCCAACGGTGCGACACCGGCAGGTGTGCTGGAGACACCTACGCTGATCAAAGATGTCAGCAAGCTCCGTGACTCCTGGGAGAAGGCATATGGTGGGACAGGGAACGCCGGGAGAGTTGCAATCCTTGAAGAAGGAGTCACTTTCAAACCGATCAGCATGAGCCCCCAGGACAGCCAGCTTCTGGAAACCCGTCAATATCAGCTGACGGAGATCGCACGGATCTTCCGCATCCCGCCGCATATGCTGCAGGATTTATCAAGGGCTACGTTCTCCAATATCGAGGAGCAGAGCCTGGAATTCGTAAAGTATACACTCAACCCATGGATTATCCGGTGGGAGCAGGGCATGACGAAGGCACTCCTGAATGCAGATGAGAAGCGCAGATACAGCATCCGCTTTAATGTTGATGGCTTGCTGCGTGGCGATTATAAGAGCCGCATGGAAGGCTACCGTATAGGCGTATCATCTGGGATCCTCAGTGTGAATGATTGCCGCAGGCTGGAGAATATGGACCTTCTTTCCGAGGAAGAGGGCGGTGACTACCATCTCATCCAGGGAGCGATGATCAAACTGGAGGATGCCGGGATATATGCATCAAGTTCCCATACAACCGATGTAGAAGAAAGCACTGAACAGGCTGCTGATGTAGTCACAGAGCAGACCGCTGATGCAGCCAGGAAGGAGACCAAATGAAGAATAAAAACCACTTTTGGAACTGGAGTGGCGACCCCACATCCAGGGAACTGTTCCTCTACGGGACGATAGCCGAGGAGAGCTGGTTTGAAGATGATGTCACCCCGGAGATGTTCCGCTCTGAACTGATGTCAGGTACAGGCCCTGTCACTGTCTGGCTGTCGAGCCCCGGAGGGGACTGTATTGCAGCATCTCAGATCTACACTATGCTGATGGATTATCCATTTGACGTAACCGTCAAGATTGATGGTATCGCCGCATCCGCTGCCTCTGTGATCGCGATGGCAGGGACTACCGTCCTGATGGCACCGACGAGCTGTATCATGATCCATGATCCGATGACAGTGGCGATGGGCAACGAAGGAGATATGGAAAAAGCCATCGATATGCTGAAGGCTGTGAAGGACAGCATCATTACGGCGTATGAGATCAAAACAGGAATGAGCAGGATGGAGATCTCCAAACTGATGTCCGCAGAGACCTGGATGGACTGCAATAAGGCTATTGAGATGGGCTTCGCTGACGGCATCCTTCAGAAGAATGATGTATCTCCTGCGACTGACCGGAAGCCGCCAGTCCTGTTCTCACAGCGGAGTACGGATCTCTGCCTGATGAATAAGCTGGCTGTATCTGCCGGGGTTCCGGTGAAGCCGCTGTATGAGAGGCTTGACAATCTGAGGGATAAAGAGCAGTAGAACCTGCTCATTTTTCGCTTGATATTTTCCAGCGATTATTTGGAGAACACATGCAGGGCATACAGATATACCTCTGATGCGTTTCCTGCCCCAAATCTCTATCCACGGTTAGAAAATCTGAGCACAGAAGCGATCCTGCGAGTCTCCGTCCTGAAATCTTAACATGGAGAAGATGATTCTTCGGAGATCAGGTTACAGGTGGAGAAAAATATACCTGTGATCATATCCCCGGGAAAACCATCATACCCATGATAGATTTTCAGCACAGAAACGATCCTGCGGGATCATCTACAACTGAATATGGCATTACAACTGAATATCGCGATAAGGTTCAGCAGTAACATATCCCCCGTGCGACTGCTGTTCTCTATAAATGTATGCCGTCTGCCGGGTTCTTTCCATGATCTTAGACGTCAGGCGGCATACCTTTTGCTCTCATCAATCTGTTACTTACGGATCTTTGAGAGCATTTTTCATCTCAAACGGTTCTGCAAATCTACGGCAGAGCCAATAATACTTGTGACCCAGGCACATATCTCCTGGGAGAAAGAAGGCATTATGCTTAGAATCAACGAACTGCGTGAAAACCGCGCAAAGGCATGGGAAGCTGCAAAGAACTTCCTCGACACCCACCAGACCGAGAACGGAACTCTGAGCGCAGAGGACGCTGCGACCTATGACCGCATGGAAGCAGATGTTGTGAATCTGGGAGCTGAAATCGCCCGCCTGGAGCGCCGCGAAGCACTGGATGCTGAGATGGCGAAACCTGTCGGTTCCCCGCTGATCAACCGTCCCGGTGTCTCTACCGACATCAAGACCGGACGTGCGTCTGACGAATATAAGAAAGCTATGCTCACGGCACTCCGCTCCAACTTCCGCAACGTCAGCAACGTCCTGATGGAAGGCACGGATGCTTCCGGCGGGTACCTTGTCCCGACTGAGTACGATGAGCGTCTGATCGAAGCCCTGGAGCAGGAGAATGTGATCCGTTCCCTTGCCACTGTGATCCAGACCAGCGGAGAGCGTAAGATCAATGTCGCTGCCAGCAAACCCGCCGCCTCCTGGGTGGAAGAGAACGGTGAGCTGGTCTTCGGTGACGCCACCTTCGATCAGGTGATCCTCGATGCGTACAAGCTCTCTGTCGCTGTCAAAGTCAGTGAGGAGCTTCTGGCAGACAGCGCCTATGATCTGGAATCCTTCCTGATCAATGCTTTCGGTAAGGCGATCGCCAACGCGGAGGAAGAAGCGTTCCTGATCGGGGATGGATCCTTCAAGCCGACAGGAATCTTCCATGCCACCAAGGGCGGTCAGATCGGTGTGACTACGGCAGGAAACAGCATCACTGCGGATGAGGTGATCGACCTTGTTTACAAGCTGAAGCGCCAGTACCGTACAAACGCTGTGTTTGTGACCTCTGATTCCACCCTCGCAGCAATCCGCAAGCTGAAGAACGATAACGGCTATCTCTGGCAGCCCGCACTGAGTGCCGGTGAGCCGGACCGCCTGCTCGGCTATCCTGTGCACACATCTCAGTTTGTACCTGGAATCGCCGCAGGGCAGCCCGTGATGGCATTTGGCGACCTTTCCTACTACAACATCGGTGACCGTGGAGCGAGATCTTTCGCCGCCCTCCACGAACTCTACGCCGGTGTCGGCCAGGTCGCATTTGTCGCGAAAGAACGCGTCGATGGCAAGCTTGTTCTGCCTGAGGCTGTTCAGATCCTGAAGATGAAAGGCACTGCGGCGCAGGGCTGATCGATCTGATGTGACCCCAGTATAGCACGGCAAAGTAAAGATGGGGAGAGGAGAAAAGGGGGATTCTCCCTCCTCATCTGCTTGCCGTTGCTGATTGTTACATGTACACAAATCCGCTCCTTCATCTTTGTGCTGTAATTCGTTTGGACAGGCGTGGACTATCCGGCTGACCTGAGTGATAAATACACTACGCCGCGCGGAACCACCGCGAACGGTGCAAAACATCACTCAGAAAAAGCAGAGCCAGAAGCCTGGCAGATAAGGAGCGCACCATGAAAGACTACAGCATTTACACAAACGAAGAACTGGTAACCATGATTCGGAACGGGGAGGAAGATGCCTACGGTCAGCTTTTCCAGAACCTCCGACCGGTCACCCTGCATGAGGCAGAGATGTACAGGGGCAAGATGGATTATTACAGCACCGACGATTTTATCCAGGAGGGCATGATCACAGCGTGGCAGATCATCCAAAAGGAGAATTACAACCCTTCCATAGCCCGGTTCTCCACCTACTTCGGAGTAGCAATCAGACGCCAGCTGATCCGGATTTACGCCAACTACAGCCTGAAGAATCCTATGTGCATCGGGGAGTATGAAGACTACCACGGAACGATCATCCGGACGATGGTGGAGACTGACTACGCAAAACGTCAGCGGGAAATGAAGAACGCAAGACAGAAGAGGTACTGGATCCGGAAGAAAGCGAGGGAGGCGGAAATGGCTACCGTGTGAGCACACTATTCCTGCAATCATGACAAATACAGAATTACAGAGAAGGGTTGCGCAGGCGGCCTTTTTCTGTGTTCATGTCTTTTCACTACTTTGCATTGTGGGGCAGATATCGTTCCTCAGATCTGCTGGAGAGGTGGCGGCATCCTCCAGAAAGAAGTGGCGAAAACCACCAGAGAAGTGGCAGAGACGAGGCTGAAAGATTGTTGGTTTTATGCCGAGAATCTGCCCTTCTACCTATTATTATAACTTGCTATCCAGCCAACACAGAGGTAATATCCACGTACGCCGGGGAGTCGATCCTACGGTGAAAAAGGCAGCCTTACACCTGCCGGAAAGGAGAAAAATCGGAATGGAAAAAACAGTAAAAGTCCGGCCGGTATTGTCTGCCAGGGACCGGGAGCGGAAAGCGGCGAGGACACAGAAAAGATCACATGCAAGAACTTCATCTCTTCTTGCAGACATATCTTCTCCAAAGCCCATATCCGCTGTGATCCCGGAAACAACGAAAACGACCGTGATCGAAACCGCAGCTACCGCAGCCGCAAAACTCCGCGTTGCAGGATATTGCAGGGTTTCTACAGGCAGCGACACACAGCGCACCTCAATGACATCCCAACGCCAGCACTATGAAGATTACATCCGGTCGAATCCTGACTGGATCTTCTCCGGCATATACTGGGAAGCAGGGGTGACAGGAACAAAAACAGAATCCAGGCCGGAGTTGCAGCGCCTGATTGCCGACTGCGAGAACCACCGGATCGACCTGGTTTTGACAAAGTCGATTTCCCGCTTTTCCCGCGATACGGCAGACTGGTCTGCGGATGCTGTGGAAGCAGGATGAAAAGAATCACAGGCAAGGCCGCTGGCAGCAAACGCCATTTCTGGGGATGCAGTGCCCATACAGCAGACCCGCAGTCCTGCACCATGAGACGGGAGCAGGAGCAGGGCATCAAAAATGCGTTTGCCACCATGCTGAACAAGCTGGCCTTCATGCCGCTGGCTGATCTGTACATCGAACTGCTGACTGCTGAGGAGGCAGAAACAGCCGGCCCGGAAGCGGCGGCGATCAGGGAAAAAGAAAAATCCATACACGAAGAAAAAGATCGGCTCACGCTTCTCCTGCAAAAGGGATGTGGTGAGCCTGTTTTATTCCGGGAGCGGATCGCTGCGCTGGAAACGGGGGAGACTGCACTACAAAAAGAGGTGGAGCGGATCAGCGGGGAGAGCCTACGGATGCGGGAGGCGAAAGATCTGAAGAGGGTTGTGAGTACCTGGAAATCCGGGCGAACGACGGACACAGATCAGATCTTCACAGAAATCGCTGATCATGCCACTGTGATTACAGGAGAGTCGGTCACGTTCCATCTGAAATGCGGGCTGGAACTGATGGAGATGCTCAGCCGCAGCGATGAGCAGTAGAAGGGAGGCAGGATCTATGGCACAGATACCATACGGGTACAGAATTGAAAAAGGCAGCATCGTTGCCGACACTGAGGAGGCTGCGAAGATCGGCAGATTCGTAGAGTTATATCTCAGCGGCCTGTCTGTGAAGGAATCAAAGAAGGCAAGCGAGATACCGCTCAGTGAATCAACTCTTAACCAGCTTCTGAAAAACGAAACCTACTTCGGCACAGACGTCTTTCCTCCGCTCATGACAGCGGAGGTTTTTCATTCTGTGCAGGAGGAGCGGGCAAGGCGGACGCACCCTGCGACCACAAAACCTTCTGACCCGATTCCGGTGAGGAGCAGATTCGTGTTCTTGTCAGATGATGTGAGTACTGTGATCACAGGGGCAGCGGATATCGCATCACACCTTTACAGAATGATCAGAGAATCCTCTGACGGCAGGGAGACCGCTGCGGCAGCGGAAATTGCTGAGATGAGAAGAGAATCAGACGAGATAAGGCTGCATTCCTCAGACCAGAAGTTTCACAAGGATGCACCAGGCGAAAGGAGGCCTACATGGCAGTAAGAATCATACCGGCGAGACAGCCGGACACCATCGGAACATCAGCCTTGAAGCCGAAGCTGCGCGTTGCGGCATATTGCAGAGTAAGCACCGATGAAAACCAGGAAACCAGTTATGAGGCACAGGTTGTCCACTACACCGATTACATCATGAACCATGAAGGATGGGAGCTTGGCGGCATCTTCGCTGACGAAGCGATCAGCGGGACCGGAACGGCAAAGAGGGAACAGTTCCTCGCCATGATCAAAGCCTGTGAGAACCATGAGATCGACCTGGTCATCACAAAGAGCGTCAGCAGATGGGCGAGAAATACCCTCGATAGCCTCCAGAATATCAGGAAGCTCAAGGCCCTCGGTATCCCTGTGATCTTCGAAAAAGAGAATTGCAACACCATGGAATCGTCCGGGGAGCTGATGATCACCTTGCTCTCATCACTGGCGCAGCAGGAGTCGGAATCAATCAGTAAAAATGTAAGAATCGGTCTGCAGTACGGGTTTCAGCGTGGCAAGCCCATGCTCAACCATACGACATTTCTCGGTTACACCAAAGAGCGGGGAGACATAGAACTCTCTATCGTCCCGGAAGAGGCTGATACGGTCCGTCAGATTTTCAGGGACTTCCTTGAGGGCTACAGCATCGGGGAGATTAAGGAAATGCTCGAAACCGCCGGTGTCAAAAGCCCTACAGGGAAAGAACGCTGGTACCACAGCACGATCATTTCCATGCTGAAAAATGAGAAGTTCATGGGAGACCTGCTCCTACAGAAGACCTACACGGTCGACTTCCTGACGAAGGAAAAGGCCAGGAACTGCGGAGAGTTCCCCCAGTACTACGTGGAAAATGCGCATCCTCCCATCGTGCCAAAAGAAGTCTTCATGAGAGTCCAGGGGGAACTGATGCGGAGGGAGCAGGAGAAGGAAGCAGGATCCGGACGTCCTACCCTACACCTTGCCCTGAACGGAAAAATCCTTTGCGGTGACTGCAAGAGTACTTACCGACGATGCTCCTCCCCATACGAAGAAACGGTCTGGCGCTGCAGGCATCAGAGCAGGAAAAAGTATTGCACAGGCAGGGCTGTAAAAGAGAAGGCGGTCAAAGAAGCGGTGGAAGAAGCTTTCAGCCGCCTGTCTGACTGCCGGGAAGATTTGATCCGGATGCAGGAGAGAATTGAGTGGGGACCGCTGGAGACGATCAGCAGTGAGCTTGACGCGATTGAGGAGAGGAAGGGTGTGCTTGAAGGCATCATCAGCGACTACGCAGAAACCGGTCGGCTCGATCAGCGGACGATCTTCCTGTACACAAATGAAGAGGAAGATGTCAGCGCGGAGGCAGCAATCGAGCACATCAAAAACGAACTGGATGATCTGGAATTCCAGAGGGAAGCAAGGCTTATGGATAAAGCAGAGCTTGCGGTACAGGAAGTTCAGATCCGGAGCCTGCTGAAGGTGATTGATGGTGAAGCAGCTCCCACTGATATTGAAGAGAGCTGCTCGGTCAGAATGGTGACGGAGGGAGAGACGGATGATCAGAGCAGTATTGGAGAGACTGGCTCTAAAGAGAATGCCCCCTGTGATCACAGTGCGGCCTGTTACGATCTGACAGATTTCTATGACCGGACGGACAGGATACCGGTAGATACATCTTTCTACTCTGAAGATCTGGTCAAAAGGTACATCCGGAGCATTACTGTGAAGGTAAAGCATCTGGTAGTGAAATTCAAGGCTGGAGTTGAGGTCAGGGTGCAAGTGTGAAGCTTCTTTACCCCGTCTATGCAGCTTCGCAACTGTGTAAGAGATCATGGTAAGCGTGATCAGAGACACAGCGGCGAGGTGGCGTAGACGGGGGCTTTTTTTGTTTACGGCAGTCACGAGTTTTCTTTGAAATGATTGAAAAGCCAAGCGGTATGAGGTATAACTATAGCAAAGAAAATGAGGGGTTGGTATTATTGAGCAACAAAACGGACAAACCAAAATTGACATCGCGGCAGCTTGTGATAAAGATGCGGGATGAAAAAGGCATTTCTTTCAGATATGATTCTGAAGATGATGCGGCGGAGTATCTGTCTGACAGAAATAATTACCTGCGTACGGCATGCTATAGAGTTTCCTTCCAGAAATTCCCCGCAGGAGCGAACGCAGGAAAATACGTAAATCTGGATTTTGCATACCTCAAAGAATTGTCAGTGATTGATATGCATTATCGGTTTCTTGTAAAGAGAATGTGTTCTGACATCGAGCATTCGATATCTGTGAATCTGCTGAAGCTTATCGAAAACGATCCGTCTACGGATGGCTATGATATTGTGGAGCAGTTCCTGAACAGAAATCCGTATGTGGTTCGGAATATTGAGAAATCCAGGTCATCGCCTCATACAGGTGATCTGATAAAAAAATATTTCTCTTTGACAACCACAGTGGATTCAGCTACAGGAAGAAGAACTACTCAGATTACCGCATACGATGACTGTCCGGCATGGGTGCTGTGTGAATGCCTCACATTTGGCGATCTTGCTTCTTTTTACCGGTTCTATTGCGATACAAGAGGAATATCTATGTTCACATCATGGGAAGTCCTTAATCTCGTAAGAAGTCTGAGAAACGGCGTCTCACATGATAATTGCATGCTCTGCAATATTCCTTCGGGCACAAGTGTGCCACCACAGGAACTCACAGTAGCTGTTCGCAACCTCGGGGTGGTATCAACATCGCAGAGACAGAAGAAACTGTCGAGCAGGACAGTCCTGGAATTTACGGCGCTGCTGTATGCGTACAGCCTGATCGTTCAAGGAAAGGTTCGTGAACACAGGGTGCAGGAATTGAAGGAACTCTTCAGAGGCAGGGTAAAGGAAAAGAAGGCATTCTTTGCAGGAAACAATCTGATTACGACTACATACGAATTCGCCTGTAAAATGATCGAAGGATTCTTGCCTTCATAAGGCATAGGTGCTATGGAGACTCTAATCAAGGCATCCGATTTGGGGCTTGCCTTTTGGAAAACTGCATTGTTTGATGCCCTGAAATCTCGTGAAAACTGTCTTTCTACAGATTGACAAACGGCTCAAAATGGTGTATCCTTGACTCAACATAAAAAACCAGTAATGGTTTTGACGGGGCGGTGCTAAGGCAACGTCCTATTTTTTTGATCTTTCTGCCCACCTGGCAACGATCCCCCTGTGTAAGAACCTACACAACCGGAAACCTGCCTGGTGGGCTTCTTTATTTCTTCAATCCTCCATCAATCCCCGCATTTCCCCTTCTTTGTTCCGACCAACTCGGAACAGCAATCAGTAAAAATAATCAGCCCTTTTTTTGCCGTTTTCTTCAAAAATCCAGCCCTTTTCGGGTATATTATGAGAAACTGAAAATCCCCTTTACCCTTACGAGTTCTGAGAATTGTGGGGACGGAGACGATTGAGACCACATACCTCACTGCAGACGGCAGCACATATGAGGTAACTGTCACATATGGCGAAGAGGCGGGAATATCGGAAGGAGCGCAGCTTCTGGTAACAGAGTTTACAGAAGAAGATGCTGAATATGATGATTATGTAGAGCAGACGGCGGCCATGATCGATAGCGAGGCAGCTTCCCTTAGTTATATTAAGGTGTTGGATATCAGCATTCTGGATACAGACGGAGAGAAGGTAACACTGAAGGCTCCTGTAGATGTTCAGATCCGGCTTCTTGATAAGGACAGTATCAATGACGATATCCAGATCGTCCATTTTGCCGAAGACGCTGATACAGATACTATAGATCCGGAATTGCTCGAAAACACTGCGGATGGAGATACCGTTACGTTCCAGACAGACAGCTTTTCGGCCTATGCGATCGTCCAGGGGCCTGCCGCTATTCAGCCGGGATGGGCAAGGGTTTCTTCCTTGACAGAGTTAAATGAAAAGGCTGCAGCCGGATTATATATCGGTTCAACCGGAAATCGTTATCTGAGAAATAACACAACAGCTCATTCAAATGGCAATAAAACCATACAGGGTCTTTTCGGAATAGAAAGATCTTCAAATAATCGCGCATATCCTACGGACGATGCCGCGCTGTATTATTTTGAGCCTGTAGAAGGGCAGAGCAGTCAGTTCTATATCTATTGCCTTGATGGCAGCGGCAACAAACTGTATGCGACATATGATACGACAGCGACGGCGGTTCCCTATAGTATCATTCTTACCACGGATGAGACGTTGAAAACACCCTGTACGCTTTCCGTGTCCGGAACAGGGAACTATGCAACCTGGAAAATCAGGTTTAATAATGACAATAACCTGCGCTGGTATCAGCACGATAATATCTTTGACGCACAGAATAAAGATACCTCTTATTATATCTGGTATTATATCGGCACCGATCAGGACTCTTATGATCTGGACGGAAAGACCTATGGCCTGATGTACTGGATCGACGGCATCATGGGGAAGGGGCTGATGGCAGACAGCAATGAAACGGCCGGCAATTTAGATGCCTTAGCTCTTACTGTCATGTCCAAACCCAAAAACGGAGCCAAACTCTATGTTCCGGACAACAGTGATCTGAGCTTCTGGACCTTCCATTTCATCGAAGGAGATAACTATTATCTTACAACCGTGGTGGATGGAAGCACGAAATACCTCAGGATCGGAACAGCTTCCGAAGGTCTTTCGCTGGTCAGCACACCCGATGACAGCTGCATGATCCGTGTGGTTCCTGGAACCGGAAGCAATGCGGGAAAGATTTGCTTAAAAATCGGGGACAGAACGCTTGCCTACAGCGGCGACGTAGACAGCGGATTTAAGATCGGGGGAACGGCAGGAAGTGAATGGCTGAACCTGGTGGAGGAATCTGAACTTACAAATGATTACTTCATGACTTATTCCGCCCAAAAGGTGAGCGTTTCCGACGAGAGCATTACCAATGGTTCCAGAATTATCATATATACAAGAGTATGGAATGATACAACAAAGAAATACGAATTTTATGCTGTCGACCAGGACGGCAGCCTGGTGCGTTGTTACGAGAGCGGAGACTCGATTGAATGGGTCGGCGGCCGTCTGAATTCCATGCTCTGGAATTTTGTGGAGTATTACTGGGAAGGGACGACGGACCCGAACTATTACTATGATCTGTATAATCAATATTCCAATCAGTTTTTAGCTCCGCAGAAATCAAATGACCAGATCCTTTCCGACGGCATGATCGGATTGAACCTGAATGGGCGCCGTAACGGACTATATTATTCGCCGATTGTAGCCTGGGACGACGCATACTATGCCTATGCAGGATTAAAGGCCGATATGACTACAGGGAAAGTTGTCTCATGCCCTCTGTCAGAAGCGGATGATTTCTACTTTGCGATTGTCCAGGATCTCCCTGTCGATGATGAATTGACCACGGTTTCGACCGTAGATCATGAACAATATGGAATTACCATGAAAATGGTCAATTTCGGAACGGATCTTTATGTAGGCAATAATGACGGTAGTGTTCGTTCACAGATGTCGAACTATCTCGGAAGTGATAATGAATTTCATCAATATAACACGGAAGTGGGACTGTTAAATACCAGGCTTGGCGACAGCGGATACCCGATTACAAAAGCAGGAAACGATTTATCAGCATGGTTTGCAGACAGACCGGAGGTCAACCATCTGTTCATAGCCAGCACGTATAACGCGACCGGATACTTTGAGTATGACAGTGTGCAGAATTTTGCTCATCTTGATCAGAGTGCCAATGAATTTGTGGTATATAAGGAAATCGGCAGTGATAATGTTACAGGAGCAACACATACACATGGACTGTTCTGGCCCTATAATGACATCACTGCGGGTATATTCTCGGTAAACAAGAATACAACTGCCATATCTTCCGCTGCGCTTTCGGAATCTGATCCGCGAAAATACGAGACAATGTATCTGGTGCAGAAATCGAATACCAATTTTGCTCCGGACTACTATTTCGGCATGGAGGTAACGGCGACCTTTACACAGACACCGAATGGACTGGACGACTGGGGCCACGATATTATCTATGAATTTACCGGAGACGATGATTTCTGGCTGTTTGTCGACGGCGAATTAATCATTGATCTTGGCGGTATTCACAGCGCTATTTCAGGCGATGTCAACTATAAAACCGGTGTTGTCCATGTAAATGGAAAGGAAACGTCTCTGAGAGAGCTTTTTAAGAGTAACTATAGGTCCCGTAATCCGGATAAGTCAGATACAGAAGTTGAAGAATACCTTAATGAAATATTTGATGGTGAAATCTTTAAAGATTATACCACGCACACAATGAAGATTTATTATCTGGAACGGGGAGCAGGTTCTTCCAATCTTCACATGCGGTTCAACCTCGCTTCCATCAAACCGGGAACGGCTCAGCTGACGAAGAAGCTTTCCGGTGTAACGACAGCAGAAACGGTCCTGGCAGAGTTCCCGTATCAGATCATTTACAGGACAAAGACCGGGGATACGATTTCCGATCCTAAGTATCTGAGCAACGCCGTACCCGGTGGTGAAGATCCTGAAAGGAATACAAATTACGTATTCTATAAAGATTCTACGGTACCCTGTACATATGAAAGTTCTAAACGAATCGCGGGGAAGACATATCAGGATGTCTTCATCCTGAAACCGGATGAGACGGTCGATATCAATTTCCCGACGGATACCTTCCCGGAAGGTACGGAACTATATGATTACAGGATTATCGAGTGCGGTGTCAATACGTCTGTATATCAGGAAGTAAAAGCGAACGATGCCGTGATCAAGGGAACCGGTGTTATAGATGACCAGAATAACACGGTTCAGGAAAGGGCCGATTTCGGAATTGAATATGCGACGACTGACGAACGGGCACGTGTTGTTTATGACAACA